TACCTATCACCACACCTTCAATCCAAAACGCCCACCTATGTGAACCTTTAGCAAAGTGTTTTCTAGCAAACTCATCTATCCATTTTTCTATCATAATACTAATATTTATATAGAGTTTACATACCCCAAGTTGACACACAAGCAAACATAGAGAAAACGAGTCGCCCTCTCCCTGGCCTGGACCAATTCCTGCGTTGCCTGGCGATTGTCTTGTATAGTTGTGTGAATTGTTGCTGAGTGACTCTAGCACTCTTTCTGAAGGTTCTAACACGACTATGTATAATTGCCAAGTATGCTAGCGCATAGAGTGAGATATGTAAGATTAATAAATAAAAGTAAACTCCGTGAGACGCAATAAGACCAGAGACCGTAAAAGGTCTGCTAATAAGAAAGAGCCTTTTGGATACGACCCTAGTAATCCAATAACACTATACTATCAGCGTGTAGGGGCAACCATCCCGAGAAAAAATATCCCGAAAAAAATTCCACATAATAACTAGAGATTGTAATGGAGTCCTGAGGTAGGCCAGTTTGTCTATGGATACCTATAGTATAGTCTATTGCATTTATAGTTTACCTTTATGGCCTGGTTTTTAATAGTCGGGGAAGTCTATGAGGTTTTCAAAGGTATCTTATTTAATTAAGATTGATTGTCTTACCTGTCTTTGTGTTGTCGCCTGTTACGGTTTCAGTTCTAGCACCAGCGATTGTTTCTTTATGTTCGCCATCTACCACTAGTGTATAGTTACCACCTACTTTGAGATTGTAGTCACCACCTGCGTTTACATTAACTTTACCTGTTCTTGTTATTAAGTTAACATCACCTTGGTCTACTTGTATATTAAGATTGGCATTAGCACCTACTTGTATATCATAATGGTTATCTAATGTAGCGGACTTGTTAATGTATACCTTATGATGGCCGTCTATGGTAATGTCTTGGTCTCCTTCTGTATATGAATATCTATGGCCGATTGTAAACTCATAATTATTTCTCTTAACCAAATTCACCTGGTCACCATTGGCCAACCATTCAATGCTATTGCCTGTCTTATGGCGTAGGTGTATTCTCTCGGAGCCTGGTGTATCATCTAATTCTATGATGTGGCCACTTTCTGTTTCGGTAACTTTATTATATGGATAGCTAGCAGCGTATGAATTACTCGGTTGACTGAAAGTGTTATGGTCTGATTGTTTTATCTCGGAATCATCCGCGGCCGTTGTTGCGTCAAAGTCTGCATTAGCAACTTCTTTAATCTCCGTTGTAGTTCTAATAACATTGGCCAAATGATTTCCGTCACCACTCGCCAACCTATTCGTATCTGACTCACCAATATATTTCGGATAGATATGGTCACCATCATAAAAAGCTTTATCATACCAACGAGAAGAATACTCTTTCGGTTTCCCTGGGAGTGTTCCAAGTACGACTGGTTGTTGCATTGACTCTCCATCACGGAAGAAACCAAACACCCACGAACCATTAACCAAAAATGTTGGAGAACAACCCAGGCCACTTATACCAGAAGATGTTGTCGGTAACATAGGTTGGGCCCAAGGCAAATCTGCTGTGGGTAACGCAGTTTTATTATCCGAATGAAAACCTAAACAACGAACACGCACACGGCCTATCTTGTGTGGGTCCTGTCTGTCTTCTACGATTCCTGTAAAATGTATAAAGTTGGCCATAAATTTCTTCCGATACTTGCTCCTTTTAGTGTACTACGCTTTAGCGCATTTTGTACTATTTATTCTTAACCTACGCAACTGACACGCTAGTGTCATATCTTTAATATACTTTGTATATTTGCTATTGCGTATCCTATCTTTCTTAATACGCCGACTTCATCTTTGAGACTATATTCTCTATGGCCACCTTTGAAAAAGTTGTGTAAGTCAATTTTATACAAAGCATCCTCTCGGGTGTTGCGTATGGTCTCATATGAGTTGCGTAAAGGTTTGTTTAAATCTTTCATTGTCATTTATATTGTTCTATTCTCTAATGTTGTTGTTCTCATTTTGTTCTGTTCGGTGTCAGCATATGCTGAGAGTATTATAGAGTTCAGTATGCCCTTATGTTGCTGTTTAAAGCGTCTGGAAGGGCGTCTCGGAGGGCGACTCTATGTGTTCTCTCATATGTTGTCAAGTTGAATAAACTATGATATTATCCCAAAAATACCATCATCTATTTTATCTTGTGCGTATACCTTTCCTTTATCTCTACTATGATAACTTGGTTCTGTCTCCACTATTGTATTATAATATGGCGACTTCACACTATCTTTCAAGCACTCAACACTCATTGCGTGGTATGATTCACCAGGTTTTAATATATGTACTATCTTGGATACTAGGTATCTTCCAGACATTATTAGGTCTATATCTCTATCACCTTCCGAAGTCTTCTCATATTTTGGTAAGTTTATTGATACCATTTCACCTACTGATAATCCTGTATAACCTGGAACATTTATTCTTATCTTAAAACTATCTAAACAAGCATCCTGACTTATTCTTTGTGATAACTTATCCTCATCTCCTATGTGTTCAAAATCTTCGTGTGTTTTAGCAGTATCACTTACTTGGTAAAAGGTACCATCTGGATATTCTGATAACTTCTTATCGTCTCTAAATGGATATTCAGGTACGATTAACTTGGTTGCTTCTTTTGCACCATTACCATCGGATTCTGTATGATGTAGGAGTTCATAGTTCTTTACATAATCAAAATCTGTATTTGTAAATGTCTTGTTAAATAAATCTGTCTTTAATACTCTACTCGCTAAGGCACCAGTTGCTAATAGTTTCATTGTATTGAATTGTTCTATTATTTCATACGAGGAAATGGTTTGCATTTCTGATATGATATCCTTGCCTGTACCTGTCATCTTTTGTTTATATAGTGCGTTTGCTGGTCTAGCAGCATCCGTACCAACGGCCATCATATTCTCATATGACCGACAATGAAATCCTAAAGCGGATTCATAGAACTTATATCCTGTATTTTTGAAATCTTTTGCTTGTGCATTACTACATAAGAAGGTTAATGCTTTATATGGATTCCATCTTGGTATAACATATTTCCTATTACCTCTAGTCTTCTCTATGTAAATATCTTTCTTCGTTCCTAGTTCACCTTGGCATACAGAGGAAATCATATTATCTATTGAACCTGAGAAACTTCTTTGGACTTTTACGGTTTGATTTGTAACCTGTTCCATACTACAGAAATATAGTATGTAGAATTGAGACCTTGGATTATGTACTCGTCTTTGTCCAATTTTATATATGACCATTGGATGCTTTTCAAAATCATAGTATCTTTCGGACCCTGGAGTACCAAGTTTAAATGATAATAATTCGTTACCTGTTAAAGGAAAGTTTGTTGGTAGTCCAGTTGAGTCATTTATTACTACTTGTCCAGTTAAATTCTTCTCCTCAATATCTTCGTAAATATTAAGTTCAACAATCAGACTTGTTATATCAACCTTCTTTGCTTGTGATGAACCATCAAAGCTTTCTTTGCTTATTACAGCAACCGTGCCTAATGTGTAATCACCAGCATTGCGTAAATCATCTGATTTAATTTTACTATACATTTATTATTCACTCATTAATTTATCAAATTCATCCAAGAAAGCAGGTAGATAACCTTGGTCTAATAATTTAATCTCGGACATATCATCTTGTATTCGTTGTTCATATTCTCTATTTGATACAGATACAGCACCAGAATCCGAAGAAGCACACTCAATCATTGTATCAGCATTACCTGATGATTGAGGTTTTTCGTGGTGATGTATGGCTTCAGGATTTGTATACTTGTCTTTAATAAATGTTTCAAACTCAGCATATCCCATCGGCCATCCGTAGTATGCGTCTGTTATACCATTTGTCAACAATAATATCCAATGATATTCTGCTTTACCGAAATGCTTGTGTGCAACATCTTCAGGTCTTTCACCTTTTTGTACATAATATTTTTGATACAAAACGGCAGCATCCAATATCTTTTCTCTTACTTTAATTCGCTTGACAATATTAGTAACCAGTTTTGCTTTCTGGTCACCTTTCATATCATAAAGTAATAATGGAAAACTTGAAAAGTACATATTAGTATCCTAGTGCTATTGTTTCTTTTGTCATAATTTCTGTTTCCGCAAAGGTACAATTCATTGTTGTTATTATGGGTGCGGCTCCCTTATCGTCTTCTCTAAATGTGTGAAATGCTCCATCGTTAGCATAATCTAATTCCATACCAGTCATTACACACCTTGAAATCAAAGGAATATATCCATTGGCTTTACTTCTGTACATATATGTTATTTGGAATTCAGATGGAGACAAGAAAGCATTATAAGTTTTATTACTGAATTCTGGTAACATATGAAATTTGAATAGGGATATAATCTTTTGTACGCTTTGCATTTCTTTTCTATTCTTTGGTGCAAATGTAAATGGAAAATTAAATTCTCTAAATGGTACACTTCTAAAAACTTGTTCGTTAAATGGATTCAATGCTCTTCCCATTGTCTTATCTATTGCACCTCTAACATCTCCAACTCCAGGTAGCATAGACGCAATTTGCAATCCAGCTTCTCCTAATACTCTTTCTAAAGCAGCACCACCACCTTGTATTATGGCTTCTTTGATTGACATAGTTTTGCCTCTCTCCATACCACTTGCAAATAAACCAGCAAGACCAGTTGCCAAATTTTCATAAGTGGCAGCATATTTAAATTTAAGTGCTTCAGCAGGTGTGTATATACAAACACTATCTGTTATTCTGCTATGTGTATGACTAGCACCTTGACCTATGCCAGAGTTCATTGTTCTTAATTTTCTATCTCCAAAATTCTTATCACTTTTATTATCTGCACCTTCAGATAAATCTTGTGATCCCCACCTAGATTCTTCACCACTTGGCAACTCAACAACACGATTCATTTTTTTATCATAACCTGATTTGTCGTGTGCTACAATATCTATTATTACATAGTGACCTTCATCTAAATTTGATGTTTCTTCTGGATACATAACCTGACCAAAATCATACCTACCTTTTGAGGCTTGATTTGGTTGTACTGCACCACCAGAACCTATCTCTAAAGGAGATGAATTTAATATCTGTTTTGCTTTAGCTTTTGAATCATCAGCACTAGCAACACCAGAAAAAGCACTTGTGAATTGGGATATCTGATTAGTTACACTACCAGCTATACCATCAACCATACCTGTTAGAGCAGCGGCTCCAGTATTAATTCTTCCTTTAATTACTTGACTTACTTTGCTTGTCCACGCCATATATAAATATCCTTATGAGTTGTGCTTATATTTATACTACAAATTGGAGAATTAACAATGGCTAGAGCAAGTTATAAAGGCAAATATACTCCCCGAAAGAAAGACAAATATATTGGAAATCCCGATAGAATAGTTTATCGTTCAAATTGGGAAAGAAGATTTATGGTTTATTGTGACCTTAATGAAGCAATAAAATATTGGGGAAGTGAAGAAATTGCTATACGATATAGAAACCCTATCACCAAAAAACTACACAATTACTTTCCAGACTTCTTTGTGGTTACAGGCAAAGGTAAGTTCATCATAGAAATTAAACCTAAAGCATTTACACTCAAACCTAAACCTCGTGCTAGAAAAACAAGAGCATATATTAATGAAAGTTTAGCGTATATTAAGAATAGAGCTAAATGGGGTGCGGCTGTGCGTTATTGTGATTTACAAGGTTGGAAATTTAAAATATTTACAGAAGATGATTTAGGTAAGTTTCATTAACTACCAAGAGCATATCTTTCATATA